ATAGGGATGTGAGTCGAACTTTCTCGGAGAATAACAGTGATACACAAAGGAGAGTGTAACATGAAAAAAATTCTTACAGCAATCGTATCGGTAAGCATATTTATTGTTGGAATTTTGCTTATACTTTGTGCGGACACTAATTTTTTATGGTATGCCTTTAATCAAAATGTTCGCCTTACAGTAGTTGCAGGGATTCTCATTGCACTTGTTGGTGGCGTTGGTGTGATAATGAATCTTTGGTGTATTCTAAAAGAATTGTACAGTAAATAGTTTATTGAAGGTTAAACTTCCAGTCTGCCATGGTCGCAGCCAAGAGAGATAATATTCAAGCTTACTACTCAGCAAAAGCTGGGCACACTCCAAGAATTTATTATAGAGGGTGAATATCCCGCACTTTGAACAATTTAACGATGAATATATTGTGCGATATGGAGAATTTCATTTGCGCGTTCACCTCGAATTGACTTGCAACGCAAAATACGTTACAATAAAATCGAGGTGATAACCATGGAAAAAACGATGACACTCAATCTCCGTGTCAACCCGACCGTTAAGCAGCAAGCCGAGGATGTGCTGAAGCAGCTCGGCATCCCGATGGCAACCGCCATTGATATGTACCTGCGCCAGATCACCCTGACTGGCGGCATCCCCTTCTCGCTGTCCCTGCCGAAGGCTCCTGCGGCTCTGAACGCTGACACCATGACCGATGACCAGCTTCATGCAGCCTTGCAGGTGGGCATCAAGGAGATTCAGAACGGTGATACTGTGGATGCTGCAAGCGCATTCGCACAGTTCAGGGAACAGCACAGATGAAGCAGTATGACGTGAAAATTTCTCATGCAGCCCTCAGCGATATGGAGCAGATTTACAGCTACATTGCGGACCGTCTGCTGGAGCCTGACACGGCTATGGGGCAGTATAACCGCATTGCGGAAGCCATCCAGTCGCTGAACATCCTGCCGGAACGCTGTGCGCTGGTGGAAAGCGAGCCGGAACGCACCCAAGGGCTGCGGCAGATGCTGGTGGACAACTACTCGGTGTTCTACATTGTGGGCGAGGATACCGTGTCGGTGGCTCGTGTGCTGTATAGTGCATCTGACCTTGTGCGCCGCCTGCGGAGAATGAAGTGAAAGGGGTGTTTGCATGACCGCCGTGATCTATGCTCGCTATTCCAGCGATAACCAGCGTGAAGAATCCATCGAAGGCCAGATTCGTGAATGTACGGCTTATGCCGAAAAGAACGGCATTACCGTGGTCAAGCACTACATTGACCGCGCCCTTTCCGCCAAAACCGACAACCGCCCGGACTTCCAGCAGATGATCAAGGACAGCGAAAAGCGGCTATTTGACATTGTGTTGGTCTGGAAACTTGACCGCTTTGCCCGGAACCGCTATGATTCGGCCCACTATGAGTACCAGTTAGAGCGGAATCATGTCAAGCTGGTGTCTGCCACGGAGCCCATCTCTGACAGCCCTGCGGGTATCATGGTCAAGAGTATGCTCACGGGCATGGCTGAATACTACTCGGCAGAGCTTTCTGAAAAAGTTGTGCGCGGCATGACCGAGAATGTTCTGAAGGGGAAGTACAACGGCGGCACGATTCCCATTGGTTTTAAGGTGGACGGGGAGAAGTTCTTTCAAATCGACCCGCTGAAAGCTCCCTTTGTGGTAGAAGCCTTTCAGCGGTATAACGATGGCGCGACCATGAAAGAACTGATGAACTGGCTGAACGACAGTGGTGTGACCACCAACCGCAACCAGAAGTTCACCTACAACAGTGTTCAGAAGCTGCTGACGAACAAACGGTACATCGGAGAAAACCACTTCAAGGACATCGTAATGCCCGACAGCATCCCGGCCATCGTGGACAAGGACTTGTTTGAGGAAGTGCAGCTGAAAATCAAAAAGAACAGCCGCGCTCCTGCCCGCCACAAGGCCGAGGACGATTACCTGCTTACCACTAAGCTGTTCTGCGGAATGTGCGGCGCGATGATGTTCGGCGAGTGCGGTACGGGTAGAAACAAGGTCGTTCATCATTATTATAAGTGCGCCACCGCGAAGCGTTTCAAGACCTGCAAGAAAAAGACCGTCCGTAAAGAGTGGCTGGAAGATTTGGTCATAGCTGAAACCATGAAGCTGATTCAGGACGATGCCGTGATTGATGCCATTGTTGCAGAAGTTATGGAGTTGCAGGATCAGGAAAACACCACTCTCCCTTTGCTGGAAAAGCAGATGCGCGAGGTAGAGAACGGCATTGAAAATATGCTGAACGCCATTCAAGCAGGTGTGCTGACCAACTCCACCAAATCGCGTTTGGAAAAGCTGGAAGCCCAGCAGAAAGAACTTGAGGTTCGGATCGCCGAAGAAAAAATCGCTCGGCCTCGGTTAAGCGAAAATCAGGTTCGGTTCTGGCTGACCCGGTTCCGCAAGCTCGACCCGAACGTGAAAAGCCACCGGGAAACGCTTATCAATACATTCGTGAATGCTGTTTATCTCCATGATGAAAAAGTTTTGATTACATTCAACTACAAAGACGGCACAAAAACCATCACTTTCGATGAGATCGCCGCCAAAGATGCCCCAGAGGGCAATGGTTCGGATTTAGGTTGCTTCGCTCCACCAAAGAAAAACACCTAGGAACGCAAGTTCTTGGGTGTTTTCTTTTTGCTGTAACCCACTATGAAACCCACTTTTTAACCTCAAAGAAACAATGGCGGAGAAATGAGATATTCAAAAGAAAGACTCCAGCGTGTCGACGATATGATCTTTGAAATAATGAAGAGCGTTGAGGTGCGCCCAGATAGGGCATTGTGTAGTGTAGCGTAAGGGACTACCCCGTAGGATAACGCGGGAAACAACCTGCCTAACCGAAAGGCGAAAGCTGAAACGGGAACAGAGCACGGCAGGAAAGCGGTAAGTCACTGAAAGACAGTATTGTGCGACTGAACCGCCATGTTAAGCGGATACGAGGATGAAGTTGGGTTTACTGATACGCAAGTTTCTAATTTCTGTTATTTTCAGGCGGAGGAAAATGTCTGAAACCTCTGTCATGAACGCGATGGATGATGCTCTTCCATCCATCGGTTATCTCAATGTTCATGGAATCTGTAGGAGAACCTATGGCAAGGAAACGAAAGCGCATACCGACAATCCGCATTTCCCTACACACAATGTTAACTGGGGATACCCTACACAGGAACGCCTGAAAAGGCTATGGCTGTAGAGCCTGAAAATCCTGCATGGGTACGGAACGCTCATAGTAGTCCGAGAGGGATAATGACCCTTACATGGCGAAGGAGCGTAGTTATTGTGTACTAAGATAGAACGTTGATTAGGGAGGAAAACCTCATTGCAACCAACAACCGAAATTTTAGAAAGAATCAGCAAAGACTCATTAACCCATAAGGAAGAAGTATTTACTAGATTGTATCGCTATCTGCTGCGCCCAGATATTTACTATCAGGCATACCAGCGTCTGTACACGAACAAGGGTGCATCGACAAAAGGTATCAATCAAGACACAGCAGACGGTTTCAGCGAAGCTAAGATTGAAAAAATCATTCAGTCCTTGGCAGATGAAACCTATCAGCCCACGCCAGTACGACGAACTTATATTGCAAAGAAAAGCAATCCGAAGAAGAAGCGTCCATTAGGTATTCCGACCTTTACGGACAAATTGGTTCAAGAAGCACTCCGTATGATATTGGAAGCAATTTATGAACCGCTCTTTCTGGACTGCTCGCATGGATTCCGCCCGAAAAGAAGCTGTCACACCGCATTAGACAAATTGAAGTACCAATTTGGTGGTGTGCGTTGGTTTGTTGAGGGGGATATTAAAGGGTGCTTTGACAATATAAATCACGATGCACTGGTTGGATTTATCGGCAGCAAGGTCAAAGATGCACGCATCGTAAAACTGGTCTACAAATTTCTAAAAGCAGGATATTTGGAAGATTGGGTTTACCACAAAACCTACAGCGGCACACCGCAAGGCGGTATTCTTTCACCGTTGCTGGCAAACATCTATCTGCACGAACTTGATAAATTCGTCATGCAGCTAAAAGACGAATTTGACACTCCTGAAAAAGGGAAAATCACCCCGGAATACCGTGAACTGCACAATAGAATCAAAAATCTTTGCTACCACATCGACAGAAAGAATGGAGTAGAAAGAGAAAGCATGATTGCAGAGTGTAAAACACTCCGCAAACAACTTTTGAAAACTCCTTGCACAGCACAGACGGATAAAAAGCTCAAATATATCCGCTATGCAGATGATTTTATTATTGGTGTAAAGGGCAGTAAAGAGGATTGCCAGTGGATTAAGAGCAAACTCTCTGAGTTTATTGGGCAAACACTCAAGATGGAACTCAGCGAAGAAAAGACACTTATTACCCACAGCAGTGAATGTGCCCGGTTCTTAGGTTTTGATGTTCGTGTCAGAAGATGTGAGAAAGTAAAGCGGAACAAGAAAGGCACAAAAGCGAGAACTCTCAACAACCATGTTGAACTGCTAGTGCCATTCGATGACAAAATCCACAACTTTATTTTCTCAAAGGGTATAGCGATACAGAAAAAGGACGGAAAGCTATTTCCCGTTCACAGAAATTCCCTGCTACGGCTGACAGACCTTGAGATAGTCACAGTTTACAACGATGAGTTGAGAGGTATTTGTAATTATTACGGAATAGCCAGCAACTTCTGTAAACTGAAATATCTGTCTTACCTTATGGAATACAGCTGCCTAAAAACGCTTGCAGCAAAACACAAAAGCAAAATCTCAAAAGTTGTTGCTATGTATAAAGACGGAACTGGCGAATGGGGTATCCCCTATGAAACGAAAAAGAAAGCCAAGCGCCGCTATTTCGCCAACTATATGGACTGTAAAGATGCGAAAATTTCAACAGACTGCATTAGCAATGCCGCAATTATTTATGGTCAGTCGGTAACACCGCTTGAGAAGCGTTTGAAAGCAAGAATTTGTGAACTCTGTGGCACAACGGAAAGCGAACGTTACGAAATCCACCATATCAATAAACTGAAAAACCTTAAAGGAAAAGAACCGTGGGAAATCGCAATGTTAGCAAAACGGCGAAAGACACTTGTAGTGTGTGAGCATTGCCACCATCTAATTCACAATCAATGAGTTTTTCTGACCGAACAATGACAGAGCCGTATACTTCGAGAGAGGTAAGTACGGTTCCCGGAGAGGGTGATGCAAACCTGCTATTGCAAGATAGTAAGGCGGCAGCTCCCTACTCCACCATATCCAGGCCCATGAACAGGACAACTGCATTTCTGAGATAGCTCAGCTCTGCTCAGACCTTCAAACTATGACAGAAGAAATGCGTTCTATTCTTGCATCGGTAGAATGACCCCATACAAAAAGCGCCCCCGCCTCGGAGAACATCCGAAGCGGGGGCGTGGTCATGCTATGCAGTTATGGCCGGAGGCTCACTTCACACTCTTCCTCAGTCGCTCAAACTCGGCGTCAGCCTGAATGGCCTCCTTGGTGAAGGAATTATTGAACCACCAGTTGACCAGCGCAGACACGGTGGTGAAGCCGGTGGAGATGAGCTGCTCGAGCTGGGTGCTGTCGATGGGCAGCAGGGGCTTGCCTGCGGCGCTCAGAATCTGGTTGATGAGGGCCAGAGCCAGCACGGCGGTGCGGGCGATGGTGGCACCGGAGACGATGCGGGTGGTGATATGTGCGTTCATAGCTTAATTCCTTTCTCTTTCGTGTTCATGTGTTTCTAAATCGGTGATGCGGTGATTGGCCACCTTCATCTGTTCTTCTAAAATAGGGACGCGGCGGGCAAAGTTGTTATGCTCCCGAACCTCGCGGGTCAGCTCCTCCAGCTTGGTGTCGGTCACTGCCTGACTTTTGCTGTTGGCGATCAGCACTCCAACCAGCGTCACCGCCCCGGCGATGATGGCGGACAGGATGCTCTCCATTGGTCCCACCCCCTCCACCGACTCTTGCCCGCCCGGGTATCGATATGCACCCAGCCGGTGCGGCGCTGCGGGTGGGCGGCGTCCTTCGGGTACCGCCCGATGCCGCCCCGGGAGGGCAGCAGGGTCTTGGCGTAGGCGGCGACCGTGGCCACGTCCACGCCCTCAACGGAGAAGTCTGCTGCCTGGCCCAGCAGGTGCTGGCTGGACTTGCTGCCGCCGACAGCGGCGTTGTGGGCAGCAGTGCGGTAGCCGCTGGTGATATGCACCGGCTTTCCGAAGTGCTCCCGGATGCACTGCAGCAGCACCACCAGCTCGTCGTCGATGAGGACGATGTCGCTGCCCTTGCAGCCGAACTCCCGCACCCGGAAGCTGGGCGAGAGCTGCCGGGCGGAGTCCCGGGACAGGGAATATTCTTTGATAGCGATAGAGAACACGACCTTTCTTTTTAACTTTTTCTTGACAATAGAGAATATATCCACTATAATGTTTATAGGATAAATCCTCTGTGAAAGGATGCGAAGATGTGCAGGAGTATGAAATTGAGTTCTATAACCGGCCTGATGGAACAGAACCGGCTAAGGATTTCATCTTGAACCTCGACAAAAAGATGCAAGCCAAGGTCTTGCGTACCGTGTCACTTCTCGGCGCAGAAGGGCCTTTTCTGAGAGAGCCATACTCCAAGGCGCTGGACGATGGGATTTTTGAGATACGCACCAAATTTGGCTCTGACATTACCCGAGTCCTCTACTTCTTTGTGGTCGGCAAAAAGGTCATTCTGACCAACGGTTTTGTAAAGAAGACTCAGAAAACACCGCCAGCCGAGATCGAGCTGGCAAAAATGTACCGTGCTGATTACCTTACCCGAAAGGAGAAATACAGATGAGCAATTTCAATGAATTTCTTGCCGAACAGATGAAAGACCCCGAGTTTAAGGCAGAATGGGATGCCCTCGACCCCGAATTTACAGTCATTGAGGCCATCCTGAAGGCTCGGAAGGAGAGCGGTTTGACTCAGAAGCAGCTCTCCGAGCGTACAGGCATAGCACAGACCGACATCAGCAAGCTGGAGCGGGGCAACGCAAACCCTTCGCTCCGTACTCTCCAGCGCCTTGCAGCGGGAATGGGAATGAAAATAAAACTGGAGTTTGTTCCTGTGTCAGCAAAGTAAATATGGTTTCTCCCAGCAGCCCCCACCCCGGGGCTGCTTTTTGTTTTGTCAGTAGTAGTGGTAGCCCTCGACGTTGAGGGTCATATAGGTGCCGTCGTTTGGCCGGTAGCCGCCTGCGGATAAGGTATTAGAAGAAAAGCTTATCGTGGTGTACGAAGTGACGCCCTCATAGCCGTCAGGGTGTCCGCTGGCTTTACCGGACCCGCCCCTCGTCAGCTTTATGCCGCCCACGACAACATAGTCCACCTCCTCCGGTATGGAGAGGGAGTCTCCGTATTTCCATTGCACGCTGAGTCTTCCGGTAAATACTAGCTTTCATTCACTGTACATCGCCCGCTTGAGCATCTTCTCCACCTCAGCACGGGTATAGGGGACGATGCTTACGCTACCCAGCGCCATTTACAGCACCCCCTCGTCTGCGTCTGCGGCCTCGGGGGTGGTGTCGTCCGGGTCGGCGAGGCCCCACTCCGCCCGCAGGGCAGCGAGGGAGGCGTCCCTGTCGAGGGCTGTTTCGGCCAGCAGGGAGAGCAGCAGGGCCTTGGCGTTGTCACTCAGGCCCTCGCCGGGGTTGCCCTGCGGGCCGGGTTCACCGCGCGGCAGAGTCAGGCAGAGCTTGCCGTCCCGGATGCCGGCGGCGGGTGTATCGCCGGTGATCACGCTGCCGATGCCCTCCACCGCCGCGGCGCAGGCGGCTGCGATGCCGGCCTCCATCCGGTTGAGCACGTCGGGCAGGCTGACTTTCATGCCGGTGACGAAATGCTGTTTCACATACTTCATGGTGTACCTCCGTTACAAAGTCGTGTCTTCGAGGACGGTGTCGCCCAGGGTGTCCTCTCCGGTGTCAGCGGTCGAGGCCGAGGGTCCCAGCAGCTCCACCTGCATCTGGATGCCGCCCTCGGGGACGTTCTCGGCCCAGAAGGTGATGTTGCCGTCCTTGGTCTCGCAGACGCCTGCAAGCCCCGCCGCCACCGCCACGGTGAAGGTCTCCGGGGTGGGTACGGCGGAGGGGACGTTTGTCTCTCTCGCGGCCCGCAGCTCTGCCGTCTGCTTGTAGGCGTAGCCGGGCACGTCGGTGCATTCGGCCCAGCCGTCCGCCGTCAGGGTCACCGGCCAGATGCCGAGATAGCCGCCGCTGTAGCTGGCCAGCAGCTTGTCGCAAAGCTTGGCGGTCTCTTTGGCCTTGGCCAATGCCTGTGCGCCCAGCTCGTCCATGGGGATGCCGGTGACGCCGTCCCGCATGAGGCCGCAGAGGGCTTCGTCGGCGCGGGTGTCGGTGAGGTCGGCGGCGGAGACGGAGGTCTGGCCCGCCGGGCGGGAGACCTCGGCGAGGCAGAGGTCATAGACCATCTCGGTGCGGGAGATGGCCGGGGCAGCGGGTTCGCTGGACGGGGTGCCTTGCAGCACCTCCAGCGTGGTGGTGCGGCTGGTAGCGTCGTGCCGGAGCACGACGCGGTCGATGCGGGGCAGAGCGCTGTCCGCGAGGGGCAGCGTGAGGGTCTGGGCCTCCCGCATGGTGACGCTGAGGCCCACCCACCGGCTGACGTGCATCCACGCCTGCCCCGCGCTGACGGTGAGGTCGGTGCTGCCGTCGGCGGCAGCAGCCACCGCGAAATCGATGTCGGTGCTGTAAACGCCGCTGGTGCGCCCGGCAAAGTAGGCCGCAGCATCCTCGGCGTCATAGGTGATGCCACCCAGCGGGTAGGTAATAATTCCGGGGGAGCTCAAGCTATCGCCTCCTAGATCTTGTGCCAGACGGGCGTACCCAGCCGCGCGGTGCGGGTGGTGCCGTCGGTCTGGCTCTGAATGATGATGTCGGCCACCCGGACGGTGGCCCTGTAGCCGAGATCCGGCAGAGAGCAGAAACAGACGTCGCCCGGCTCGAGGCCGTCGGCGTCCAGCGTCATCTCGATGCTGCCGGTGCGGAGCTGTTCGAGGAGCTTCGACGCGCCCCGATCAGCCAGCTTCTTGAGGTAGCTGTCGCTTTTGACGGTCTCGCCGTCCTCGGGCTGGATGTCCCGGGCGTCCACGATCATCTCCCGGCGCTGGGCCCCTTCGGCCTCGGTGTCGCCCGCCCAGACCATGGCCCGGTCTTTGTCCTCGCCGGCCCCCAGCACGAGGGCCACGTTGGCATAGCTGCCGTCGCCGAAGGCCCAGGCGGCTTCCCGCAGGCTGCCCCACTTGGTCGAAAAGCGGTTGTTGGGGTCGGCAGTAGGCCGCCAGACCTCGAACATGAGTTTTTTCGCGCTGTTTTTACCCATGAGGACGACCCGGAAGCCGAGGTCGCAGGCTGCACCAACCGTCTTGAAGTAGTCGAAGAGGGTATTCCCCGAGGTCTGCTGTTCAAAGGTGGTGTCAAAGCCCTTGGCCTCGGCCACCTCCAGCCGGGGCCAGGGGGCAGCGCTCCTGGCCAGGGCCAGCATGGCGGCCTCGGCGTTCTCGTTCTTGATGGCCGACGCGGAGACCCGCTTGGTGAAGATCCACGTGGCCGGGTAGCCGGTGACGACGAGGTTCGCGTCCTCGTTCTCATTGCTCCGGTGACAGATGCGCATGGGGATTTTCGTTGCAGCGTCGGTGCGGACGAGCCAGCGGCCCTCCCGCAGCAGTTCCATGTTTTCGGGTGTAGGTCGCACCTCGAGGGTAAAGCTGCCTTCGGAGTTGTAGGGCTCATCCCAGTACACCGACACCCATACGTCGATGTTCCCGAGGCGGGCGAGGGTGGTCTCGTCCAGTATGTCAAAGGTCAATTCATCACCTCCGGCAGAATGCCCACCGCCAGCGGGTAAAAGGAGATGGACGCCTGCAAGCCCTCTCTGCCGCTGGCGGCGTCGGCGGTGAGGACGTTATCGCCGGGGTGCAGCTCCATGAGGTCGCTGTCCTCGTCCAGCAGGGCGAAGGCGTTGGTCTCCACGCCGCCGGAGATGAGCTTGACGGCCAGCCGGTCGGTGGTGGTGCGGTAGATCTCCAGCCGAGGTCGAGGGCGGCCCCGGCGTCCGTCACGAGGCGGAGATGGTCATTGCGCATGGTGGGCCTCCTTTCAGTGTTTTTGGGCCTTGGCACGGTCGGCCTCCCAGCGGGCTTCGCGCTGGAGGTCGGCGGCGGTGTGGGCCTTGGAGTAGATGTTCTGGGTGATGTTGGTGTCGCCCTCGCGGTAGCTGCCGGCAGCGGCGGCGATCTGCGCCGTGCCGGAGGCGGCTACCCGGCTGCTCACGGCCATGTTGTCGCTGAGGACGAGGGCGTTGGCGCTCTTGATCAGCTTGGCGAGGCTCTTGTTGATCTCGGTGAGCTTTGCGGTGTTGGCGTTGATGGTGTCCGTCAGCTTGTTCGACCCGTCGGTAATGCTGGGGGTGTCGAGGTCGAGGCCGGAGCTTAAGCCCCCGCCGACGCCGCCCCCGGAGGAGCTTCCGCCGCCGCTGCGGCTTCCGCCCAGCTTGGACACGATGGCCGCGATGGCGACGCCCAGAGCGACGGCGGCAGCGGCCACCACGAGGCCCGCCGGGATGCCGAAGAGGGTGGAGGTGAGGGCCGCGCTGATGGCGGCCAGCATCCCTTCGACGGCAGCGCCGATGGTGCCGATCATGCCGGCGAAGCCCGCATAGATGGCGGGAAACATACTCAGCAGACCGCCGGAGAGGCCGGCGCTGATGGCTTTGGCCGCAGCGGCCAGCGGGGCCTTGAGCGCCCCGAACACGCTTTTCAGGGTGCCGCCCATCTTGACGGCCATGGAGGAGATGTCGCCGAACTTGCCGGTGATACCCTCGAAGAGCGTCTGCCCGATGCTCCATGCCGCCTGCGCCAGACTGCCCGCCGCGTCCCCGAGAACGCCGTTCAGGCCGTCCACCATCTTCATGGCGAAATCCCATATCTGCTGCTTCTGGTTGGCGGTCAGGCCCGAGTAGAGGGCGGATGCCGCCCACTTGCCGATGCCCACCCAGTCGCCGCTCTTCACGGCTTCCCACAGGGTGTCCACCGTGCCGAGAATGCCTTCGTTGGCGCGGTCTTTGAGGGCAGACCAGAGGCCGTCCAGAGTCTTTGCGGACGACTCCTTGATGGTCTCGGCCACCTGCTCGGTGCCGTCGGCGGCAATGGTCTTGACGGTCTCCACCGTGCGGAGCGCTCCGTCGATGACCTTGTCCTGTGTCTGGGTGATGACCCGCTGCTGCTCGGTGGTGCCGTCCGCGAGGGTCTTGGTCACGGTCTGGGTGGTGGTCTTGATGCCGTCCACAATAGCCGTGCTGCTGGCGGTCACGGTGTTCACCACGTCCCGCACGGTCTCCATGGTCTGGCTGACCGTCCGCTTGCCGTCTGCCGCGATGGTCTCCACGGTCTTTACGTTCTTGAGGACGCCGTCCACCATCTGGCGGCTGGTGGAGGTGATGACCTGCTTCTGCTGGGTCGTGCCGTTGGACAGCGTTTCGGTGACAGTCTCGGTCGTGGTGGTCACGCCGTCCTTGACTGCGGTGGTGGTGTCGCTGATGGATTTGATGATGTCCGCCGTGGCCTGTTTTGTGCTCTTGGCGGCAGAGGCGGCCGCAGCGGCAGCAGCGGTGGCAGATGCCGCCGCGCCGGAAGAGCCGGAACTGCGGGCCGCGTCAGCCTGAGACTGTGCGACTCGCTCATTGTGCTTGTCGAGGCGGCTCTGGCTTACCTTATCTCTTTTCGACTGCTGATAGCTGCCGATAGAGTCGGAATAAGCCTCGTTGTAGGCATCTTTTGCTGCACCGAGGCCGTTTTTCAGAGAGCCCAGCGCGGCGGCTGCACCCTTGATGCGGGCCACTAGCTCATTGATCCAGTCCACCACCGAACCGATGACATTCGAGGCGGTCTTTTGAATGGCCGAAAATGCTGAATCGACAGCAGAGCGGAAGGTCTCGCTGGTGTGGTAGGCTGTCACCAGCCCCGCCGCCAGAGCGGCCAGAGCGGCCACCACAAGCCCGATGGGATTGGCCGAAAGCACGGTATTCAATGCCGCCTGTGCCACTTGCAGACCGGTAGCTCCTGCGGCGGCAGCTTTATGGGCCGCAGCCATCGCGGTGGTGGCAGCGGTATGCAGCGCCGTGATAGCTGTAGCTGCTGCCACGGTCGCCTTATAGCTCAGGACTGCCGCCGTGACGGCCACAACTGCCGCCGTCAGGACGCCGATGGTCTCCTTGAGCGCGGCCATTTTGGCGTCGTCCTCGGTGATGGAGACGACCAGCTCGTTTGCCTTGACGATGATGTCCCCGAGAGCCGAGAACAGCCCGCTGGTCAGTTCACCGGTCAGCGCGGCCACGTTGTCCTTCAGGGTGCTCAGCCTGCCGTTGAAGGTCTGGCTGGCCTCCAGCATACCGTTGTAGAACTGCCCGCCCTCACTGGTGGCAGCAGCCACGGCGGCTTCCAGCTCATTGAAGCTGACCTTGCCGTCCGAGATGCGCTTGTAGAGGGCGCTCATGCTCTCGCCGGTGGCGTCGCAGATCTGATTGAGCGGGTTGAAGCCCGCGTCGATCATCATGTTGACGTTTTCCAGCGTGACCTTCTGGGCGCTGGACATCTTGCCATAGGCCCGCACGAGGGTCTGGAGCTTGTCCGCGTTGCCCAGCGAAATATCGCCCAGACGTTTCAGTACGCCGGTGGTGTCGTCCGCCGCGATGCCGAACTGCAAGAGGGTCTGGGTCCCCTCGGTCAGGTCGGACAGGGAGAAGGGCGTGGACGCCGCCATCTTCCTGATCTCTTCCAGCTTCTCGGCGGCAAGCTGTTCGTTGCCCAGCATGACCTTGAAGTTGGTCAGATAGCTTTCCATCTGGGCGTTGTAGTCCAGACCGGATTTGACCACGCTTTTCAGGCTGGATGCAGCTTTCTTGGCAAAGTCCGCGATGAGCTGGCCTGCGGCCACGGTCCACTTGCTCGTGGCTTTCTCAGCCGGGTCACTGTTGAGCTTTACTTCGCCGGTAATGCAAAAATCTGCGGCCACGGTGTCCACCTCTTTCTGTGAAAAAGAGCGCAGGCACAGTGGCACAGGCTTAGAGTTTTATTTCGATTTCTTTGCGGCAGGACGGGTTCTTGCATTTGACCCAGATGCCCCGGGCGCTGGCTTCCGGGATGGCCCAGACCGGCAGAGGCCGGCCGCACAGGGGGCAGAGCACCGGGGCGCGGTCAGCGTCGGAAGCGGGCCGCAAAGGCTTCGTTGCGGTCTTGCAGGGTGACAATGCGACCGCCTCCTTTCCGCAGGGCAGCGGGCAGCGCGAAGCGTTCCTTCAGCTCGGCACGCCGCTCCCGCTCTTCGCCCTGAAACTGCGTGAGGTCAGCAGTCCGGAATCCGATGATCTTCACCAGCTGGGTCTCCTCGGGCAGGTTCGACATGAGGGCCTTGAACCGCCACCAGTGGAGCCTTGCCCGGGTGAGGTTGATGCAGTAAGCCTGCTGGAACGCGGCCACGATGGCGGGGCCGTCGGTGACGTAGTCCAGCGCCAGCTCCTCGGTGCGGCTGCTGCCGGGGCGGTCGGATACCTCCTGCGGGCCTGCGGTGTAGAACTCCACCAGCGCCTTGAAAGCGTCCACCTCTTCCTCCGGCGGGACGGCCACGCGGTAAAACCGGCGCATGGTTTCCCGGGCCAGCTCAGGCAGGCCCTTTTCGTCCTCCGGGAGGCGGAGATACTGCCCGTTGAACCAGACCATAGGCCGGAAATCCCAGTCGATGGGCCTGCCTGCCCACGCGTGGGGCAGTTTGTCCAGCAGGATGTCAGCCATTTTCCAGAGCCGCCAGCTCGGTCAGAAGCTGTCTGCGGCGGGCGGCCTTATCCACCCGCTCCACCATCTGGGCGGCGGCAGGCTGGCCCGGATAGCTCACGGGCGGCTTGTGCTTGTCCTTCTGGTGCTTCTCAGCCCGGCGCTGGGCGCGGTTCTGGGGGACGGCCGCCGGGCGGGAATAACGAGCCTTCTCAGCAGCGGCTGCCTGCGTGATCTCGTCGAGGACGTCGTACAGACGGCTGACATCGTTTTCGTTCAGCCCCAGACGGGCGGATGCCCCTGCGCCCAAGATCTTGTCGAGGCCGCGCATGGAAACGCGGGCCTGTGCGCGGAGACGGTCGCCCAGGCGGACATTCTCCCGTTCGCACCGGGCCGTCTCGGCCTCGCCCTCCCGGGTCATCTCGTCCAGTGCGTCCTCCAGACGGTCGAGGTCGTTGGCGTTCAGAAGCGAAAAATCAAATTCCTGTCCATGGATCAGCATTTATCGGTGCTCCTTTCTCTTAGCCCGCGACAGCGGTGTTATAGTCGAACTCAGCCGGGGTGCCGATGCCCTTGAAATCGGCGGCAAAGGTGGCATTCGCGCCGGCGCTGCCGCCCACATCGCTGGTCAGGATGAGCGCGCCTTCGCCCTTCTCGCCCTTGCCGGTGCGGAGAGAGAAGTAAACATAAGGCACCACCACGCTCTGGCCGGAGCCGAACGCGATCTTGTGGGAGAGCAGAAAGTCCTGAAACGCATCGCCCACGTAGCGGTCGCCCTGAATGGAGAGGGTACGCTGGACACTGCCCTTGGTGGTGACAGGGCCGGTGCGGATGTAGGTGTTGTCCGTGGTGGAGGCGTTCAGTGCGCCGCTGTGCTCCCGCACGTGGTCGGCGCAGACCACCCAGCTTTTCACGTCGGTCTGGCTGGCCTCGGTCTGGACGGCCAGCAGGAAGTCGTCGGTGGTCTCCACGCCGGTATAGTCGGCGCTGGGGGTCAGGCCCGACAGCTTGACGGCTTCGGTAACAGTCATAGGAAAAACTCCTTTCGTTTCAGCCCTTGGGCTGGTAATATTCGAGCCGCAGCTGCATCTGCATCTTACAGCTGCCCGACTCGGCGGTGACGATGTAGCCGCTGGACGTCACCGAAACGCGCAACGGCTCTTTGCGGCCGCCCAGCCGGGGCAGATGATGCCGGTCGTTCTGGGCCAGCACCCATTCGGTCAGCTGCTCAAAAAAGCCGCTGTTTGCGATCTGGACGCTCTGGGCCTCGCTGTAGTCGCGACGGCTGACGAAGATGTAGCTCTTGGCGAGGTTGCGGCCGGAAAAGAAAACAGCCGTCACCGGGTCGGTGGGGCTGTCCTCGATGGAAAACTCGGCCACAGGCTCCGGCGAGAGGCCGGAAATGCGGAAGGCCGCGCCGTTTTCGCTCTGTTCCTCGGCGATGAGGGGGCAGGTCTTGAGCCACTCCCGCATGGCCGTGATGGTGGCTTTCTCGCTCATAAGTGTCCCATCCCTCCCCAGAAGGTCGTGACGGCCTTGGCCCCGAAGAGGGCCAGATGTTCGCCCACATCAGCAATAGCCCGCTGGCCCCAGTAGGAGCCGCGCAGGCCGGTCTCTCCACGAAGGTCTGTACCCTCTGCATGGAGGTAATACTGCTTGCGGGCATAAGGGGTATTGTAGACCAGCAGTCCCTCTTCGTAGTTGGATGCGGCCTGAACGCTGTTTTTTAGCTGGCCGGTGTCGAAGGGGACGTAGCTGTCGATGAGCCGCGCGGCTTCCTGCGCAAGGGCAAACTGGGCCTTTTGCAGGGCAGCGGTCTTTTCTGCGCCGAAGTCGGGGCGCCAGCTCAACTCCATCTGCACACCATCGACCCGGTACTTCCAGCCGTCAGGTGGGTCGAAGACCGGTTTTGCTGACGGCGCGACCGGGCCAAAGGGAATCAGTGCGCTCATTCTCTCAGCTCCCTTCCACATGAAAATGCGGCAGCGGGACGCCCCGGTTGTCCGAGACATCCGCCACCGTACAGCAGATGTGCGTTTTTTCGAGGGCGGCATATTCGGCCTCGGTCAGGCTGCGGACAGCGCCGCAGAGGAGCTTGCTGCCCCGCTTGAGCGTCCAGTGTGCGGCTTTCTCTGCCGGTGTCAGGCGCGCCCACTGGGGATAGGGCAGATAGCCCGGCGCAGGCGGGAGGCGGATATGCACCACCCTCTGGGGGTCGCCGGAGGACGAGGTGCGGCGCGTCTCCCGCCAGCTGCACCCCGTGAGCACCTTGCAGACCGGCCGGTCTGTTTCGGTGGCAATGTCATGCAGCAGCATGACGACGGTGACGGGCGTCTGCATCAGAAACACCCCCGATACAGCAGATTGTGCGGGTCGCTGCCCAGTGTGTTGGCGAGGATGTACGCCGCCTCTGCCACCAGCCGTGCGGCCAGTGCGCCGGAGGTGAAGGTCATGGACACGCCATCGTTGGAGACGCTGGACGCGCCGGGCGGCGTGCAGGCGCTCTGCACGGCGTTCGCTGCGTCGATGATCTGGATGCAGGCATCCGCCAGCGCCTCTGCACAGCCTTCGCACACGGCTGCGTGACGCTCTGCCCGGCCAAAGGTCATCCGGTCGATGAGCCAGGACGCCCGTGCGGCCAGAGGGGCAAAGGCAGCTTCGTCCAGCGTGCCGCCGGCGGCTGCATACTGGTCATAGGTGCAGTAATTCAAAAAAATCAGCTCCTTTCAGGCTCCCCCTTTGGGGGAGCTGGACAGATTATAATATCAAGTGCAACATTAGCAAAAAAGAAAGACAACATAACAGACATCGTGTAAAATAGAGTTACCACACAAAATCTTACAAACGAGGTCGTCTGTTATGCTGTCGTACACTCATTTTACACGAATCGAAAGAATAAAGCTAGAGGAACTGAAGAAAAAAGGAAAAAGTATTCGAGAAATTGCCAGAGAACTGGGACGTTCACCTTCCAGCGTAAGCAGAGAACTTCGCCGAAACCAGAACAAGAACGGCGGCTATCATCATTGGAGAGCTACGATCTTGTACATCC